GTGGGAAGCTGCCTGTGGTGGACGTGTTTGCTGCAAGTGAAAAGCAGTTTAACGCGATGCGGTTGCCGAAGGTGGCGATGGTGGAGGTGATTAAGTGAGCACGAAAGCCGCCACGTTCGCCTCTAAACGCAATCGGGCCGCTGGTCTTGGCGATACACGGCCGACGTTCCGCCGCTTAGGCGTGATCGTCGGCAAGTTGCGCCGAGATCTGTCCCTGCCCAGCTCTGCCCGGTTGGGCGTAGAGCTTGAATGTAGCTACAAAACGATTCAGCGGGACATCGACTTGCTCAGAGATTTCTTTGGCTATCCGCTGGAATACGACGCCCGCACGTACCACTACAAACTGGCAGGGCCGCTGCCGAAGGCGGTGCTGTGAGCCTGCAGGATCTCCTGACCATGTTCTCCGGCCGCGTCATCGGCACTTACACGCCGCAGCAGTACGCCGACTGTGTGCGAGAGGCCCGTGCCAATCGCCACCGCTGGGGAATGGGGCAGTGGTGAGCGTTAAGCGTCTAACCTGGCAAATCGAAATCCTTGAGCGGGCCAAGAAAAGCCTGCTGGACGGCCGGCTGGTCATAGCACGCAGTAGGCTGGATATGGCGCTGCACATCGCCAAGGAGCTGCTGAAGCGTGCGCAGACGTACCAGAAGCGAGACGCGGAGAAGAAAAAATGAGGGCGTTATCGTGGCTTCTATACTGGTTAGGAGACTTGGTTAGCAGGACTTTGTGCCGCTGGGGCTTGGCTGGATCGCTCTATCAGAAACTGATGCTCTGGTCGGTCGAATGCGACAAGGACTTCAACGTCTGGAAAGAAGTAAAACCCCGCAAAAAAAGAAAACGCAAATGAAAGATCTGGGTAAAATTACTTTTGGCAAATCACGGCCTGCGCCTAAGCAGATGTTGGTCGACGTAACCTATGACGCCAAAACGGCAAAGGCTTTGCACGCATTTGGGCTGAAGCAGTTAAAGAAAGACTCCGAAGCGGTGATCGAATACGTCATCGTCAAGGCGCTGGAAGGGTTTGCCAAAAAATGATTGCACTGCCCCCGGCTACCGAGGCCGTTTACCACAACGGGGCTCCGGAAGGTGAGCGCAACAATCAGCTGTTCCGTATGGCGCTGCAATTCCGTGACCAGGGTTTATCGCAGTTTGATGCGGAGTCAGAGGCCGAGATCTGGGGCTTTAAGAATGGGCTAACGCAGAACGAATGCGTGGCGGCCGTAAAATCCGCTTACAGCAAGCCAGCTAGGGAGGCATGGCGGCCAAAAGCCAAGTACGGCTACCAGAACGGGGCGATCGTGCGGGAGGATCTGCCAGTGCCGCCGATGCCGATCAGCGTGGAGAGCGGGCCAGTCGACAAGTTTCTAACCACCTGTTTCGACGTGGGCGATAGTATCAACATCTGCCGATCAATTAAGGACGGCGACCGCGAGCGTCCGGACGGTGCTGGCGAAACTCGCACCCGTGAGGAATGGCTAGAGCTCTTTAAGGGCGAAGGGTTGAAAGACTGGCAGGGCGATGCGGTGGGCGTGTATGTGTCCATTAACGCGAACAACGGTAAGAACCGCAAAGCCGAGTCGATTACTAAGTTTCGCCACTGCTTAATTGAGTTTGATGAAAGCACGCTGCAGGAGCAGTGGGCCATTATTAAGCGCAGCGGGTTGCCTACGTCGTCGATTATTAAGAGCGGTGCCCGGAGCTTGCATGCGTGGGTGGACGTGAGAGCGGCCAATGCCAAGGAGTTTGCCGAGCGTGTAGATTTTATTTACAAGCACCTCGAGCACTCGAAGCCTGATTCTGCCAACAAGGACGCCGGCCGGTTGTCCAGGTTGCCGGGGGCGATGCGTACCGCTACCGGCCAGCAGCAGGAGTTGGTCGAGTGTGGTGCACCGACGCTGACTTACATCGAATGGCAGGAGCGCACGATTTATGGGGATATCCCGGAGCCGTATAAGTGGGAGGATTTGGTAAACTTTAAAGAGGATTGCGATCCGACGCAGTTGCTGGGCAAGCGGTGGATCTGCCGTGGAGGATCGGCGCTGTGGGTGGGTAGTAGCGGCCTGGGTAAGAGCGTACTGTGCTTACAGGCGGCGATTACTTGGGCATGCGGGCGTGACCTATTTGGCATATCGCCACACGGAAAGCCGTTGAAGTCGCTAATTGTACAAGCCGAGAACGATGAGGGCGACGTAGCAGAGGCGCTGCAGGGTATTCTAAAAGCGCTAGATCTGACCGCAGAGGAGTTGGAGATGGTAAAGGCCAACATTGTGATCGTGCGTGATTGCACCTCCACGGGCGAGCGGTTCGTCGATCGCATGCGTCGCCTTGTCGAAAAACATAAACCGCACTTAGCCTGGGTAGATCCCTTGCTGGCGTTCATCGGTGGCGATCTATCCAGCCAAGAGACGGCTGGCGGATTCCTGCGCAATTTGCTTAACCCTTTAGCCCTTTCCGCAGGATTTGCTTGGATGCTTATGCACCACACGCCTAAGCCGACGCGGGACGGCAGCGGGTACCAGGGGCACGACAAGGCGTATAGCGGATTTGGATCTAGCGAGCTGACGAATTGGGCCAGAGCCGTTTTAATGCTGTCGCCTTGTGGCCAGGATGAGCAGGGCACTTACACTTATAAGCTAGAAGTGACCAAGCGCGGGAAGCGGTCTGGATTGCGTCCTGGCGTTACTGCGAGCGATTTGATTGCCAGCAAGACGCAGCCGTCAGTCCACTTGCGGCATGCAGACAAAGGTATGGCGTGGTTTGAGACTGAGGCACCCGAAAAGAGGAAGCCAGGGCCAAAGGCGCCTACGGTAGATTGGCGCCGGTGTGGAGTTATGCCGTGTTCATGGGCAGAGCTAGTTAGATGGGTCAAGGATCATACAGGCAAATCGCATCAAACAGCCGAGCGGTATGTGTCTGAAGGTAGGGCCGACGACCTTATCTGTGAAGTTGACGGAAAGTATCAAATTAAAGGGGGTTCAAGTGACCAACCCTTTTAACCCTCAAATTAACTTGAGTGCCACTCAAATTAACTTGAAGCCACCACCTTCAAGATCCCCCCTTATAAGGGGGATCTTGAGGGTGAGGGTTGAGGGTGATTTGCATCTTGAGGGTTGCGTATGATAGATCAGCAAGTTTTAGAACGTATTCCATGCGGTACCGCCCACATATCCACCCGGATAGATGGCATAGCGGATCTAGTACATGAGGCGTTTCATGAGCTAGGCATTACCGTAACCACGTCATCGGTTGCGTTAACTACTCAGGTATTCCATTACCTTATCACTAAAGCGCCAGACCATCCGGCGGTTCAGAATATGGCCGACACGTTGGAGCAGTCTGTGCTGGCGGTCGTGCTTAACCGATCGACCAAGTCTATGACCCAGCTTGCTACCGAGCACAAGATCACTAAGCAGGCGTTCAGTAAGCGGGTGTTAGGGCTAACCGATCGCCTTGGGTTGCCTGTTAGAGCGCAGAAAAGTCAGAAGGCCCGTGAGGCATACGATCTCAGGGCAAGGAAGCACCACGACAAGCGGCGTCGTCAGATTCCTAAATTTAACAATGCCGCTTTATTGAAAGGAAGGGACAGATGCAAGAACTCAAAGAAGTAATCAAGAAGCTAAACAAGAGGCGAACAGAAACTCTTGAGCAGATGGGTGAGGTCATCGGCCTAGCAGCACAGGCCGGTGCCATCATATCTAGCGCAAGAGCCAAAGGGCAGAACATGCCAGAGCTACTAGATGGAGCTGGCCTAACCGATGAGCAGGGCAAGCGGTTGGAACGTGTGGCAGCACACCAGAAGAAGCTGCAAGACGGTGACCCAACAGCCTTGCGTCAGATCATGCTATGGACAGAGATGCTACCTGATCCGATCACGACATCCGTACCAAGCGAACGTAAGCCGTTCTTCTTTCCGCTGATTAAAGTTAGTCAATGGTTCATCAATCGATCTAAGCCTGAAGCATGGACGTCAGACATGCGTACAGAGTTTATCCGATACGCAGAGCCGATCGCCAAGAAGTACACTGAGCTGACGGGCAAAAGCTCTTGAGAGAGGTAAAGTTAATAGTAGATGCTTATCAGGAGTTAAAAGATTAATGCAAACAGTTACCAGCAGCCAATCAATGCTATTTGCAGAGCAACACACTACAACTGCATCTAGCAAGCCTTTAAAGAGCACAGGGCACAACAGCCTCGTGGGATCAATCGGCGAAACCTATTTCGATCTTTGGTGTCTTTCTAACGATGTGTGCGTTTATACCCCTGCAGCACAGAACGCTCGTGTTGATAGAATCATACAATCAGATAGTGGATTTCTAAGGGTTCACATTAAGACCGCCAATCTTTGCGAGGGCGGCCATATGTTCACTCTTTGGACAACTAACGCATGGAGAGTCAGAAATGGAATGGATAGGTGTAAAGAACAGTCATCTGAAGCGGATTACTTTGCTTGCGTTGGTATATTTAAAAACAAAATGCCAGAACTTATCTGGTGGCTTCCTTATGATTTATATAAAGAAAAAAAGTGTATTAGCCTAGACTCTGGAATGGCTGATCTGTTGCATCCTCCGAGTGGCCTTTGCGAGTCAATCCCTAGGTATAGGGAACCTTTAGAAGGGAACTAATCGCGGTGGAAACGACTCCCGTAATTTCCTTGAGTGTGACCCCCCAATAGTTGTGTCTTATGGCTAGGCCAGTTAATCACGACGTTAAGAGGGCAATGGCGGCTACGGGCAAATCCCGTGCGACCGTGTACCTACAGCGCAAAAAGGTGGAGGCCCAGCCGCTCGTGAAGGCGAGGGGCGGCGGGCTGGACGTGGAGATCCAGAGGCTTGAGGATCTAGCAGCGAGCCTGGGCGAATCAGCCAAGGACGACACGCGGGCCGACCGCTCGGAGTTGATCAGTAACTACACAAAGCTAGTCGAGGCGCTACGCAGGATGAAGGGCGACCGGCCAGACATCGACCAAGCGGAGGGCACGATGGTGCCGGTGGACGAAGCCGACAAGGTACTGGCCGCAAGAGATAACGCACTTGTGCCACTACTTAAAGGAATGGCAAAGCGGTTGGCTCCGATCTGTGCAAGCAGGCCAGCGGTTGAGGTAGAGGCAGAGGTCGAGAACGAAGTCGGGCAGATCATGCGCCAGGTTGAGGCTGCACTGTGACCAAGGCTCAAGAGGAGCTACGCCGACGAGCACGGATCCGCTGGCATTACGAAAAGCCGCCAGGGGTGATTGAGTGGGCGGAGCGAAACATCCAGCTAGACAGCAGACTTACGGCTCGGCCGGGTTTATATAACACGACCTGGACGCCTTACGTGCGCGGCGTATTGGAAGCACTGGCCGATCCGGGCGTTCACACCGTCACGCTTTGCTGGGGATCGCAAACAGGCAAGACGCTGACTCTGGCCATCTGGCTGGCTTACAGAATTGCCAACGATCCGGCGCCCGCATTGCTGGTTATGCCAAACGCGGATCTGGCTAGGTCATACAGCGAGACGCGACTGACCCCGATCTTTGAAAAGTGCAAGCCAGTAAAGCGACTATTCCCGCAGGATCTGGACGACTTGAAGATCCTAGAGATGCAGTTTGCGACGATGACGCTTTCTTTGGTAGGATCAAATAGCCCGGCCAATCTTTCCTCACGCCCGATTTGCATTTGTGTTTTAGATGAATTGGATTCTTTTGCTGCTCCATCTGAAAAGGACGCGGCCGCATATTCCTTGGCGTTGGAACGGACAAAGGCGTTCCCACAACGGAAGCACGTTCTGACGTCGACCCCCACGCTCAACACCGGCGACATCTGGATCAACTATCAGGCTGGGACGCAGGAGACTTTCCACGTGCCTTGCTATTCTTGCGGAGAGTTTCAGGCGATGGAGTTCGGTCAGATCCGATGGGATGAAACGGCACGATCGGATGATGGCAAATGGGACATGCGAAAGGTGACGGAGACAGCAGCTTACTACTGCACGAAGTGCGACGCTCCGTGGAGTGAACGCAACCGCCGCCAATCCATCGAGCAGGGCAAGTGGGTGGCGGCAAACGCCAGCTCTGAGGTTGGCCGCCGATCGTTTCGACTGCCGAGCTGGTACTCCCCGACGATCACGTTTGCGGATTGCGCGAAGAAGTTTCTGACGGAAAAGCATTATCTGCACGGGCTACAAGGATGGGTGAACGGATGGTCTGCCATGCCGTGGGAGGATCAGTTTGATGATAACGAGCTGAACAATATACCGCCCGGAGCCTTTGCAAAAAAGCAGGGCTGGGAAACCGATCACATTAAGCTGGCTGCAATTGACAGACAGATCGATGAGTTCTGGTTTGTGGTGCGTGCGTTTGCCAGGGACGGATCGAGCAGGCTGATTGAAGAAGGCCGCCGGCGAACGATCGAGGACGTGGCACACACGTTGGCCGAGCTGGGCGTAAAGCCGATCCACACTTGTATCGATTCGGGTTACGAAACGCAGGACACTTACAGGTGCGCGGCACGTTACGGCTGGGTAGCGATCAAAGGTGAAGAACGCCAATACTTCTACATTGAAAGCCAAGCTGGGCGGATGAAGTCGGTGCATAGCTCAGATCAGCCGACGGATGCAGGCTGTCGTCTGCTCCTTCTCAGCTCGCCGGCCTGCCAAGATTTGCTGGCTTGGTTGCGACGCGGGCAGGGGCCGATGTGGGAAGTGGCTCATGACGTAAGCCCGGAATATCGGGAGCACATGGCCAGCCATAGGAAGGCCCATCGCATTAACCGCAAAACGGGCAAAGACGTTTATGAGTGGATTCGGGTAAAAGGCAGGCAGGATCATTTATACGATTGCGAAACCTACCTGGCTGGATTTGCTGTTTGGGGGAAGGTGATTCAAGCCGAGGCTGCGATGGCTCAAGAGGCGAAGGCATGATTGACACGATGAGAACGGAGTCGTGGATCGTGCTCTCCTTTTTTCCCTCTGGATTCAGGCGTCTAAAAACGCTCAGGCTCTTGTCCTTGCCTTGGAAGCAATCGCAGCCGGCCAAGCCACCGTCTTTCAAAATGGAGGCCGGACAATGATTAACGCAAGCGTCGCTGGCAAATCCTTCTCTTATCAGGTCACGTCAGGCATCACCCCCGTTGAAGTTGCGAAAGCAGCTCTGGACGGCTGGCGCTTGGTCAGCGGAAAGACCGATGCAGAGGTTACCGCAATCTTTACAGGCGATCAGAGCCTAGTCACTTACCCAAGGTTTAAGGAAACCACCTACTAAAATGGACATTGTCGGCAAAGTGATTTCAAGCTGGTCGCGCATGGTTAATGCCGCTCGGCACGATCCACGCAAGCGCCGCTGGGTAGATGCCCAACTGGCCGACACAAAGCTGGATGTCAGCTCCGCATCCCGGCAATCGATCGCCGCTCTTTCCCGTTGGCTTTGCTATAATTCTGCCATCGTTCGCGGCGCGATTGATACGATGACCCGGAACGCAATCGGCGCTGGTATCAAATGCCAGGCACGCACAAAGGACGAGGGCTGGAACAAAGCGACAGAGGAGTGGCTGGCGATGTGGGAAGGATCTTGTGACGTTCGCGGGATCCT